GTAGTACCGGTCTTATACCAATCAGTGTCAGATACATCCCCGCCATCAATAATGTTATCTTTATATCTGCTATAACCACCAAAGCGTAGTTCAAGTTCTATTGCTTCATAGATGTCAACGTCAGTATCAGCTACTTCACCATATGGATACACACGTTCTGTTTCACGTATCTTTGTGTGATATGGTTTTGTTTCGTTCACATAATCAATGATATCATTATAGTTGTCATTCTGATAAATTGCATATTGACGTAGAGGTTTGTTCATCATAAACAAGTCGATATAACTTGTCTTGAATATCCAGTCTGGGAAATTATTTTCAGTATACATATAGTCAATCATATCAAAGAACATATTTTTAATAAATTTATTGTCTGCATATGTATAAAGCATATTGATTAGTTCATAAGTTTGTACTGCATACATATTGTTATAGTACGTTGTGATTTCATTTTCAATTGTTGTATCAAAGTTAGGATATTGTAAACGAAGTGTCCCGTTCTCTTTGTGAACTAATCTTAGATTACCATTATATTCGAAATAATACTCTGCGTTATCTTTAATATCAACCTTAAACGATTGTGTACCAGACTTAAACATTTTAATCATATCAAAAGTTCGTGTCTTTGATAGATATTCATACCTTTTAATGATATCATAATCAGAAGATATAGCCCAGTTTTCTGTCTGTAATATTCCGTTACCAGGCACAATATATTCACCAAAGAATGGAAATTCTTTGACTAATAGTTTTCTTTTCATGTAATCATTGATGATGGAAGCAAAGTTATTTCTCGCATCAACTACATTGTTAAACCATCCAGTCTGTGGTATTATTTTATAAACTCTAACAATATCACCAGAAGTGATTGTAGTATCACTTATTAACAATTCATCATTATTGAAACTTACATTAAAAATGCCCAACACTTCTGAATTAACTGATACAACTGAATTCAACAAAGAAAGTCCAAATAGCGTGTCGTCAATAAAATTAACTTGATCTTCTTCTGCTACAAATACTTTAACTTCTTCTACTTTACCACCTATAATACTATCTTTTAAACCATCAAGATATGATTTTTCTATAGGAGTACTACTATTTCTAGAAACCATATGCCAATCAACATGCTTGTTTTCAATGTCTAAACTATTTTGTTTATATACCGAGTATTTGATCTGGTCGGCACTTAGTAGTGTATTGTTACTAGTAATAATTGTTCTATCATCTATAGGAATGAATTTATTAGTAACCCCGCCAGATTCAATTAACATTTTTATTTCATCAATTGTATATTCTTTTTCTGTTGCATCTATACCAATCGTAGACCAGTAATAATATTTGGTAATACTTCTATTCGTGTCTGTATCCCAACGGGTCTCGGTGTTAAACCAAGACACGTCTTCTGGTACACTATTAGAAGACTTCCATTGCTTTATAGTAACTGTTGATCCAGGAACTAATTTTCCCCAATACCTTTTCACATAATCAACATTTATATTACCATTCATATCACCATAATCGTTATATCTGTAATAACGGGCAGATTTAGTATCCCACCAAATCTCACCAACGTGTTCATCTAACCACAAATCATTACTATATTCATCATCGTATTTTGCTGGATCTTGCCAATCAACATAATCGATATCTTTGCCAATTGACCCCGGAATCTTCATATTTAATGGATCGAACAATTGATATGTCCAGAAAGTTTCACCATCTTTTAAAACCATTCTTTTAATATCTGATATGTCTACTAACCTATCTACCTGTCTAGCAATTTTATTTGAATTACTATTAGATGTATTATAATCTAATATAGCCCAACCATTACCCAAGTCTTTATAGTCATCTGCCCAAATTTTAGTATTACTATTAATACCTAAGTCTGCAATAAAGTCATCATATGATGAATATACGTAATTAGGAGTATATCTAACTGATTTCCAACGCATGATTTTAAAATTAGCATTGCTTTTAACACTAGAATATGTGCTATAGATACCTATTTTATCTAACATACTCTGTTCTGTGCCAGTGAAAGACATAGATGTACTATTACTAGTGAAAATCATTCTACCATCACTGGATACCGAGACAGCCACATCGTTTGAAATCTGATTAATCTGTTCTTTAAATAATTGAACTGATGAAGATGATGTGTTTATATTATTATAATTTCCAGTTGCAATTCCAAGATCATCCCATGGATTTCCTACATAGTTGAATAGTTCTACTCGTTTTGCGGATGACGTTATTACTACACGATCTGAGCCTGCATATTTTTCAGCACGTGTGTTAGAAGGTAAAACACTATTAATATCTTCTATAATTGTTTCAATAGATTTAACTGTTTTTTTACCATCTGATGACAGAATACCAAGTCTATTCAACGCACCATCTGTTAATTCAGCTATTTCTAATTCCGGACCATCGAATGTAATTGACACCGAGTTACCAATATTTACGGCGCTAACTGATGGAATTGACGCTGTGTTTATCTGATTAGCAATACTTGTTGCTGTTGGATCAGTAGTCGCATCATACTCTTTTGGGTTAAATCCCAACACTGTTGCAAGATCGCCACCCAATAAAAGATAATCATCATCGGATGTAATATTAAGTTTATTATTACCATCAATTGCAGACGTGATAAATGAAACGCTTTGTAATTGTTCATTGATGCCTAATAGTTTACTCTTGACAAGGAAATCTGTTGTGTGTAACCCCAAATCTTCAAGTGCAGTGCCGGAAAATTCTATATAGGATGCACCTGTTACTAAGTTAATTTTATTATCTACAATTTCAGCAGTAGCCGGAGCGCCTGATGCGTTTATCGCCGAAACAATATCATTTATTTCTAAAACTTGCGGAACGGATATCGCCTTCAATTCTACTGAAAGATTTATAAAAGAATCATCACCAATAGCATCCTCTACTGGAGTATTAAACGTTATCGTCCCATTAGAATGTACATAATCGCTTGGTTGTATTTCATATACTGGATCAATACCGTTGTCTACAGTTATTATTCCTGGCTCGAAGTACGTCATATTATTTGATAAGGATATTGCTGTCACAGGCGTTCCCTCAAACGGAAACGATTCTGTAGTATCCTGCTTCAATATAGGTTCTGGTATTTCTAATCTTGTAGGAATGTTATTGATATATAAAGTCTTAGTACTACTAATAGTAGGATTTTCTATTGTACCTTCAACTATTATGTCACTAGTTGTAACAGATGCAGTGGTTACGCCATTTGATACAGTCATAGTAAGATCAGAATTCATTACAGAATCTAAATCTGCACTAGATGTTGCAGAAATAGAAGTTTGTGCGCTATAGTCTACTGTTATTTCAACGCCGTTGATACTAATAATATCACCAGTAATACTGCTTACTGTATTATCACCTGTAACTGAGGTGCCTCTAAAACGCACATCAGTTGATGAATTTAATATGTTGTTATTCTCATCATAGACAATAATTCTTGCTTCTTCGCCGACAGTAATAAATGGATCCGTAGCTGCACCTTCGCCGCCAATCGTTAAACCAAAATTAGTACTATCGGACGAAGAATTATAAGTGTAGACGTTATCATTAATTGTCAATCTCTCACCATCGGCAAACAATGGATTAGAAACTGAACCGATTGCTTCTACACCGCTATCATCTGGCGTAGGAACATAAACAGAATTATCTGTAGTTTCATCGATTTCAACTATGAAAGGTTCATATTCAGTGTCAAAAACAAGATACTCATAAATTACTTGTCCGCCTTGATTTTTTTCACCATCATCAACTAAGTTAAAATATCCGTTAACGTTAGGATCGATTTCAATAGAGTTAATTTTTAAGAATACAGGCTCATCAATCGTAATTTCATTCGTTAAACCAACATAAAGCTGGCCATCAGATGTTTCACCAATATATGCTATTTCTGCGACTTCGGATAGTCTTTTGACATCCCATTCTCTATCATCATCAAAGCGTATCCAAGCCAAATCACCTTCATAAAATGTACTACGTATTGTATTTTCAAGAATAGTGTTGTTTCTAACAACATAGTTAACATCATTAGGGTCAACATAACCAGATGTCATTATAGGCGCAGTTCTGTAATGATTACTCGAACTTAGCTTAAATTTATCGTTTTCATCCCATTGAATAACAAAAGGATCGCTATCAATATCATTACGATTAATCGTCTTACTTATGATACTTCTATTTTTTGTTTTACCATACTCATCAATTTTAAATGCCCAAATTTCATCATGCTTAGTGTCAGAGAAATTTGAATTCTTATTGATTACTCGGTCAATACTTTGCTTTGTACCTTTACCTGCAAGAAATCCTTTATAGAATTCAACTTGTGATTCTCTATCTACAAAATGATTCGTTAAATAAGTTCTAGGTGTAAATCCAAGCTGAGATTCTTTTAGTTTATTAGTAATTTCAAGTGACTGATCTACTAACGTATCTCTATAATACCTAGTATCTTCAATCATTGTTTCGAAGTTAGGCAGTAATTTACCACCATTAACTATATAACCGTCGGCTGCAAGTGTACCGTCCCAGTTTCTAGTTCTATTACAATCTATCAACATTCTTAGATTTCTATCGTGTGTCAAAGGATTATAAATTACATCACCAAATGAATCTTCTCTATCAATAACAATCGCATGTTCGATATCTCTTATGTCCATCTTGATACCGTAAATAGGCACATTAGATTCCCAAAGTATACTACCGCCTTCCATATTGAAGGTAATATTTTCTTTACGAATTTGTAGACCTTCGCTATCCACAACATTAAAATAATTCTTATTTGTGTTACTTGTAATACTTGCAACGCCGTAAGGAGTATTAAACTTACCTGACTTTAACACGGGTGTTAAAGTAATGTATTCGCCCACGTTTCTACGTTCACGTGACCAGTTTAAAAACTCTACTAATAATGTTTCAAAATCAATGATTTCACTGAACTCATCAATGTCCGAGAAATCCCAACCGACTGCTTTTAGATATTCTTGATAGCCTACAAAAAGTTGTGCAACCTCATCATATGTTTCTAATATGTCACCATAATTATGAAGTTTTAGTTGGTCTGGTAGCACATCTTTGTATCCATTTGCATCAACAGTGTTGACAACTGGCCATTCTTTTAAAAGTTTCCAGTTACCGTCCGATAAATCATTGTCGAAACTTTCAGTTGCCTGATGGTCATACAGGGCGATGTAAGGTTTATTATTGTAAACTGCATATAAATCTTGTTTGTAATACTCGCCTGCTGTCCATTGCTTTAAGTTTGCTAAATCACCATCTGATGACCAATGTTTTGCACCTGATGTTTTGTCCCAATCTAATGTGTAGAATACTGGATTAAAGTCATCATATCCTGATATACGATAACCAAACTTCTTAATATTAGGTTGTGAAATTAGAATCCATGCGCTATAATCAAAGTACGCAGATTCAGATATTTTGTCTATTTCGTTTTGTGTCTGACTGGTTACTTTTCTCTTGTAATATTTACCATCATTTTGACGTAATACTACATCACCAGGTTCATATTGTGCAGTGTCTAATACAGAATAATAAGGATACTGTTCATCTAATGAAACTTTCTCAATAATAATAGCTGAAAAACTTTCTGTACGATTTGGTTCACCAGAATGAATGACTAGTTCGTAATTATCTTTTGGTATTTCTGAGTTACTTGTGTTAGAAAAAGAATTTCTCTCAGAGAATAATTTAAAGTTATTTACGAAACCACCTAGCTTAGATCCTAATTTAAACTCATAACTCTCACGTGTAGATACAATCGCATCAGTGTTGTAACCTTCACGTTTATTATAAAATTCTACTATTGTCTGGATATCAGCATCATACAAATCTAAAATCTTAAATGGTTTTAGAAGTACCTTCATTGCAAATTCAATAAATGGATACTCTGAACTTCTACGCCATGCAAGTTCTTCTGGTGATCCGTCACCGAACTCCCAATCTTGTTTTAATATATTGTTATCAGAAGAATATAGAGAGAACATGTCTAAAATTTCTCTTGGATTTCCATCTGAATCGACAGGAAGAGGCCAATCTGCACCGGAATATTCTTTAAGTTTTGACCAGAAATCATATGACTTAAAATCTACTTCTTCAAAGTAACCAGATTCTGGATAGTGTCCTAGTTCTACCCATCCAAATAATTCTGTTTTAGGTCTCTCTGTTACTCCCAGAGTTAACCATGGTTGTGTGAATATAAATTCTGTATTATATACGAAATTAAAAATTGATCTCCACGATCCCGGAATATCATCACTCAGCGCACGATAGTTCCATGTTTTCCAATCATTTATATCAAATGTTGAATTTCTCAAATCATCGATATTGTTTTTAATCAACCATTTCTTAAAAAATGGGAATACTGAATATCTTTTTTCTGCAAATGTATACTCGGTATCTAAGCTGTTAAATCCTAATTCTAGTTCTCTTTTTTCAGTTGACTTATCTGTGTTTTTATTATAAATTAGGTTCTCTAACATTAAAAGTATTTCGTCAGTTCTGTCGCCCCACGAAGGAACAGATGAGCCGTCATGTCCTCTAATAAATGTCACTGGTGTTTCATATTCTTCATCAATAAAATAACCAGGTACATATAGAGGTGAAACACCCAAAGATGTTGCGCTTGGCGGAATGTAAGTTTCTGCTAATTTTTCATAATGTCTAATAATGATAGTATCATCTGGTTGAACTAAGTAATTCTTAAATATTACGTTTTGTCCGCTATCAGTGATAATATACTCATCTTTATATCTTAAAACCCTATCATTTAAAATTAAAACAACATTTTCCGGATAAACCCCAATTGATAGTTTATCCAGACTGTCTGGTATACGTTGTTCGTAACTACCCAAATCCAAGACAAGCATATCCTCAGTAAAGTGATTATAAACTTCACCAAAGTTAATCATATCAGAACCCGTGAATACGTTTATATTTTCTCTTTTAAGACTTGCCAGTTCTCTAACTGCTGTTTCAAATATTTCTAAATTAGTTTTAGAGTCATATTCATCTTCTGTTAATAGCTCTTGGACTTTTAAGATAAATTTATTCTTATAAGATGCATAAGAATTAGCCAAGAATTCTAACGACTTTATAGGATCAAAGTCATCACGTGTTATTGCAAAGTAACCCTTTTTTACATCTATGTCATGTATCACCATGACACTACCAAATTTATTAAACTTAGTTTTAGAACCAGCTTGCAATTTTCTATAATTATTCGATGCGTTAGCTTCGCCTATTAATCCGTCAGTAGTTTCAATTTGTCTAATTAGATGCTCATATATCGTAGAGTATGTAAATTCAACACCTTCATGTGTTTCATTATCGATATTGAATTCTAGTCTAGGATCAATACGCTGCCAAATTCTATCGCCATCTATATCAACTGGATTTTTAGTACACAAGTCAATGTAAACATCACCGCTAACATCTTCATCAAATACAACAATATTACCTTCTACATTGTAGTTTCCATTTTGTTTTATACCGTCAACGTAAATGTCAACATCATTATCTGTTACAGATAATTGCGGAAGTTCAAATATATTGGTATTTGTAACACCAAATTCACTTCTAAGATTTCTATAATTAAATTCTGAATTTATATAAAGAGAATGTTCTTCTTCATTAATTTTATATGTTGAGCCTTCTGGCATTGTAATTTGGAAAACAAACTCGCTTTTGTAATCGCCAGATTTTACTTTTACATCGATACCAAGAATTGGATCGGGAGTAAAGAATTCATCTTGCACATACTCAAAAATAGTAAATCCATCAGTAAGAGGACCATCTTCATCATATAAATTAAATTTAGGTACTTCCCATTCTGCTACATCATTTTGAACTTCTAAACCTTTATCAAATTCAATGATCGGGCGCTGTGCTTGAAGAAATAGCTCTGAGTTATCAGTTTTTACATAGTAATAATCAAATGTTAAATCAATACTTTCATCAGAAAAATAATGTTCACTATTAGTTATTCTAGTATAGCTATTTTTGTTTGACATTAGATGTCTTACATCATCGTGGTGATACCAAGAATTTGTTTTACTCCAATAATTTTCTACGCCGTCATCTATCGTTATATATTCAGGCTTATTGTTAGAGGTCATAACTAAATTTTTATGACTAACATATACTTGTTTGTTATTTTCGTCAAGAACTCTTTCTAATATTGGTGTTTCACCATCACTTTCGTATTTGGCAAATTCACCATCGAAAACATGTCTATATAAAGCAAGCGGTTTAACCCAATAATACAATTGCCAATTTACAAACTTATCAGCATCGATTGGTAAATTAATAGTCTTGTGATTACTTTCGAATAAACGTCGGTGATCATTGATAAGCATACCCTTGTTATACATAGCATTTAACAAATCATCATAAAAGACCCTGTCGTTTATACTTGAATTTACGAATACTGGTTCTAGACCATAGTTGTCACGTTGGAAAAGATGCTCAGGAAATTCTAAGTACCTGTCATCATTGTTATTCATTCCCTTTTCACGTCTACCTACATATGCTCTTACTTTTTCAAGATCACCTTTAGAAAATACACGTTCAAGTGTAGCATCAAAAATATCTGACAACTCTTTATTTTGTAGATGAGCCGGTAGAAAATCGTAAATTTTATTTGCCATGTTTTATTCGCCTGATAATTCTGTATCTGTTATACGTTCAATGATTTTTACATCTGCTGATGTTGTTACACTCATGAAGATTTCATTTTGATCGCTACCAATACTTAGTAGCTTTGTAAATTGATTTCCTGAATACTTAGGTGTTATAACAACACTTGAAATATAATCAGGAACTGACTTATGAATATGTGCTGCTAATTCTGAGAAGTAGAATGTATCACCGAAGTCCCAGTTTTCGATTTTAAAGTATTCGTTGACTGCCGCTGAAACCGCAGACTTAATTTCACTGTCAGTGAATAATGTACCACTTTTCTTAACTACTTTAAACACTGCTTGATTTTCTTGTATAGCTTGTGTTCCGAATAGAGGTTTGAACTTAACTGGAATATATGACACGTGGTCTGATATCATTTCCTTACCCTTGATACTTTCCATTAGCTTTTTAAGTTCATAGTTATTTGGGGCTTTTGGCATAGGCCCTGAGAACCCAGAATTTTTCCAAGTATCAATTTTTCTAGCATAATCGGCAGTAAGAACATAAACGTCAACAATATTAGATGTTGATGGATCAATTCTCTTATCTTTATCTGCAAAATGCTCCCAATTGTATCTTGCAAGTGTGTTATTGATATGTGAAATACCATCTGCTACTTTAAATTTCGTTCCTGTAGGGAATACACCTTGGTCACTATCTAATGTGATTTCTTTTGATCCTTGTGCAATAACATCACCAGATTTATTATACCACTTGTCTTGTTCAATATTATAATAAACATAATATTGTTCTGTTATATTTTCTGGAATATTTGTAGCGTATGCGAATTTTGATATATTATATGTATTACTGTCTGGTAGTTTTGCAATTATAATATATCTATCACTTCCTATAACATCAATCATACCATATGGATTTTGTTTGTCATCCATAGTTGTTAATTTAACTTTAGAATAATCTGCGTATCCTTCAGTATCAATATACTGTTCGTAAATATAACTGCCTATAGACGAATACTCAGGTATTGAAAGTTTAGTTGCCCTTGTAATCTTAACAGCCGATTGCGCTCGTACTTTATAATCTTCTATAGAGATACCGGAAGCAGTTGTATAAATGTCATACACGTCAATAAGAGCGTTTTCGGGATCATGGGTCCAAAATACTATCTTATAAGAATACATGGTGTCGTCTGTAGTATCTGTTTCTAATAATTCAATATGTCTCTTGTCGATTCTGGTTCCGTCAACTTTAACAACAATAGTATTTTCGGTAAGTTCTCTTTCAGAATCGAATTCAATTTCTGCATACGCAAATTGTTTCCAAAAAACTGAACCGGCTCCCGCTGCTATTGTAGAATTACTAAATTGAAACTGATAAACTGTGCTTGTTGGATCAGTTTTAAAAGTCATATAATCATTTACTACACCAGTTGGTAAATTATTGACATCATCTATTGTAATAGAAGAAAGGGTTTCTCCGGTTGGTAACTCTGTACTCTTAACAAATACAAAGTTTGCAGTGTCTCTTGCTGATGTGAAGTAGTCCGTTGAAACATTACCTTTAAAACCATCTGTAACAATGTCCTGCGATGATAATGAAACCAATGTAGAATCTGCATTTGCCACATTACCGTCTTCTGCTATTACTGTTAATACAGAAGACACTTCAAACTTATCAGTTTCAAGTGTGGGTGCCTCATTTGTCACTGGATCAGAAACATTATCAATTGTAAGTTCACTTATATCAATAGTCACTGGTAACGTATATTCATCATTATAACTATCACCGATCGGAGTAGAATATCCTGTTTTAGGAATAGCATCATTTAGTCCAGAAATAGCTTCTGGGATATCATCACCGTTTGTATTAACAAGAACAAAGTTCATTGCGTTTTCTGGCTGTCTCATACCATTCAATTCGTCTTGTATAAATTCTAAATTTCTTGGTGCGCCCGTCCATGTTTTATATTGAATATTGAATGATGCATTAATACCATCAAGCGAATAGTTATAAATGTCACTATAACCCAAAACAACAACATCATCTTTTTCATCGCCGCCAATAATATCACTGTCGCCCGGCTGATAGTAATCAATTACAATTCTATCTTGGTGTGCTAGGTTTGTTTCTAAATCTACAACTCGCTTATTATTACTATAGAAAAATTTAACATCTCCGTCAGATTCAAACACCACTTTCTTGCCAGAAAATTTCACAGTATATTCTGCTTCTGCTGTTCTAATACCTTTTTTATAAGATAGATTTACATAAATATGTTGACCTGCAACTAGTTCAGGATCTACGTCTTTATCATGTAATCGCCAAATCCATCTATTCTGTACTTCATCATAATCATATATGATATCAAATGAAGATGCAGCACCTTCAGAAAATGCACCGTTTCTAATTTCAATTATTTCAAAATCTTCAAATCTAGTTCTAAATCCTTTAACGATTTCTACAATCGTAAACAGGTTATCATTTCTTGTATCTTCTGGTAAGATATCAGTAATAGTATATCTATTGTTACTGATTCCGCCACCAGAACCAGCGGCGCCATATATTCTTGTCCAGTATTCATTATTATCTGTTTTAATTTTAATAAAATCACCCGGATATAAAATTTCTGATGGATGTGGATCCGCGCCGCTTTCACCTTGTGCTATTGTTTGAATTTCTATTGCCTTAGGATCAGTCGGATCGATCTCAACATTGATTTCAGTAAATAACTCATCTGTGTCAGAATTAATAACAACTTTTTTATCACCAATGTTATTAATATAATATAAATTAGCAAGTGAATTATGCTTAATAACTTTAGAAATTTCGTTTCTGATAAAATTAACGATGTTACCGTTTTGACGGTTGAATGATAACTTTGCAGTAATGCTATCATTGTCAAGATAAAGTGTACCGTCGGTCGAGTTTACTGTGACATTAGAATGATGACCCGTCACATCGTCCATTTCAAAGTAACGTGAGTTACCTGAGAAATTTGTATTGACTGCTTTTATTTTCTTTACTACGTTTGCACCAAGTGATAGCGGAAGAACATTATAGTCTTGACCGTTAACCATTCTATCTTGTGCATAATATGAACGTGGTGCAATTCTTCTAACACTTAGAAAATTTTCTGCTGCGTAGTTCTCACCAAAATCACGTGTAGAAGATAACGTTATATTAAGAGAATGTGCTATACCATCGTTTCCTATATATGGAATGGTAATATTGACATTTGATATTGATTTACTATCAACAGAATAACTTTCGTTATCACTGACACGATACCACACACGATAATTACCGTATGCTGAATTGCCAAAAATACCATCTGGATAGTGCAATTCTATTCCGTTGTCAACTGTAGTATTGACGCTTACTAGATCACCGGTACCGTTTCTAAGAGAATTATAAATTGCTGTTTCTCTTGAATCATTGTCTACTTTTGTGACATTTCTTAATATTTCACCGTTTGTATTTGTCTTTTGTACCCAAACATCTGAATTTGAAATATTATTATCAGCAATAGTTTGTACTCTATTAGAAATATCAACAGTATAATTAAAAACCTTAGATGATAATTTACCTAGTTTTGCAAATATAAAAAAGCCTGTTCTGTCAGAAGCAGGACCTAGATTGTCATTTCGATTGATAATTGTAAAGTTTTTTGTTCTATCTGGCGCAAGTTCAACAACTACGTTATCTTCGAAACCTGCCCTTACTGCTTCTACATTTCTGCTTTTACCTGCAATATTGCTTTTAAATCCATATACTACAGATTTACTTGATGTATTTTCATTAATATCATATAGACTATGTTCTACATTAGATATATTAATTGTTTGTTTAGGATTTTGTATTTTTGTATTTTTATCTAAAGATGAATTAATCACAGTAATGAAATTTTCATACCAATCCGGATCATTAGAATCGTTCCAATTTACAGTGCGATTAGCGAGAGATACACCATTTGAATCGAAAACATCTTCGTCAGTTCTTATACTTGTGATTTTCATAAATCCACGACCGTTAATAGGACGTGTTTTATTGTAACCCATAGATTTGGCAATACGTAAAATACTTTCTTTTCGTTCTGCTAAATTTAGGAAGTTCTCACGTGTGTTCATATCCAAACGATATGATAGTGAGTGGCCTAGGTATGATACAAGATCAAGAATTGCAATGAATTCTGAACTTGCTATAAAATCATTATATTTGTCTGGGTATGTCTGACGAATATATACAAGTAATGCCTCTCTGATAGTATCGAAGTCATATGCTTTTAAACTTACATCAGTAAATGCAGTATAAACTGCATTCCAGCTTTCACTTGCAAATAAGCTGTCAACTCTTTCTTGACTCATGTTTACTCTCGCTCTAAATCAATTTCTAATGTGACTGGTGTATTTTCAGGTAAAATATCTACTGTCAAATATACACTAATCGTATGTTCTGTTTCTTCTATTACAAGATTGACAAAATTAACTCTTGGGTCTTCGTCAACTATACTTTTAATGTCTTCTTCAATCATAATTTTAATTTCTGATGTTAATGGTTCAAAAATTAAGTCATGTACAATACTACCGAAAGTAGGCATCATTATACGCTCGCCTTTGCGAGTCATAATATGGTTCATCAAGTCTTCAATCACTAGGTCTTTACCTGTTAAAACATGATTAATCGCTTTTTTATTTTTAGTACTGAAACCTGAAAATCTCATTTTTTCATTCTCTCTGTAGTTTTTGATTAAGAGTATTTATCTATGTATAAACTACGAACTTTTTGCTTGACAATTTCTTAATTGATGTTATAATATAAAAATAGGAGTAATATATGAAAGTAGGTATTGTAGGATCAAGTTATAGCGTAGGCCGACATCATAATCCAGAAACCAAACAAAATGACTTAGCACTTCCTTTTGAGACATGGTTGTATAATCACACCGAGGATATGGAATTCTTTAACGGTGCATGTGCAGGCAAAGGAACTGAACTATATCTGAATAAAGTCGTTTACATGAAAGACAAGTATGATATAAACTGTCTTCTAATTGAAGTTGTCAACAATAGATCGATGTTAAATTTCAAATGCCTACCTGAAAATTATAAAAGAATTTTTTCAGAAGATGATTTTACAAAGTTTGAAAGTGAAGTATATGATAATTCTGGAAGCATTTGGACTTATGTAAGAGCATTAATTCAAGATATGGAAGAAGACACGTTTTCTCCTTCCAAAAATAAATTTGAATGTTGGAAAGAAACACAATGGAATATAGCATCAACTGAAGGTGCTATGGAATTTTGGGGTATGCTTGACATTTATCAAACTATTAAACTTTGCAAAATGTTAAACATCAAATGTGTATTATGGGAAAAGTCATGGGAGTTTACACAACTTCCAGGATTTGAAAATATGTTACAGGGTTCTAAGTTTATAGAGTTCCCAAATCACCCTAACGCACATAAGTACTATGTCGCTAAATACGGCTTAGATAACATTCTCTGTAACCATGACCACTTTAATGACAAAGTTAATGATGAAATGGTAAGAGACTTTATTGCACCAGCACTTATGGAGGTGAAAAATGGGCAAACTTAAAGAACAGCAACTAGAAATGTTTTTCGAAGATGTTGCACCAGAACTAATCATTGAAGAAGATATTATGAATACATTTGATATTCATCCTGATTGGAATGACTTAGATGTAACATACACTGTTGAATACAATGACACTATGACACCAATCACACTTGAAGAATTTGATACAATGGTGGCACCTGCTTGGACTGGCGTGTCAGAAGCAGAAAAGCGTGACTGGGTTATGTGGGAAGAAACAAAACCCTTGACAACAACAACCGAAGCTGATATGTTACGTAAAGAGATTCGTGAACTTAATGAAACTCTGTATTCGCAATACAAACGTGTTGCTGAACTTACAGAAGAAGTTAATGAACTGAAGGCTCGTCTAGAACAGAAACTACATACAAACACAAGGACTTTTTAATGCCTAATCTAGTACCAATGGTCGTTGATCAAACTGCTAACGGTGAACGCAGTTATGATATCTTTTCACGTTTACTTAAAGAACGTGTCATCTTTTTGACAGGTGAAGTAAATGATTATCAAGCTGATTTACTATGCGCACAATTGCTTTTCTTAGAAGCAGAAAACCCAGACAAAGATATTCATTTCTATATCAATTCGCCGGGTGGTTCTGTAACATCAGGTCTTGCGATCTATGACACAATGCAATTCATCAAGCCAGATGTATCAACAACAGTCATTGGTCAAGCAGCGTCAATGGGTTCACTATTAGCACAAGCGGGTGCAGTGGGTAAACGTTATGTTCTTCCTAACTCTCGTACAATGATTCACCGTGTGTCAAGTGGAACACGTGGCACTGGTGGTTCAGTTCATGTACAAGAAATGGAAATGGAAGATAACATTCGTCACCTACAGGAAGCAAAAGAACTTAACAAACGTCTTACAGAATTGTATGTAAATCATAACAGTTCAGGTAAAACATACGAAGAACTATTCGAAACAATGAAGTTCGACACATTCTTACGTGCTGAGGATGCAGTTGCTTGGGGTCTTGCTGATAAAGTAATGAATGAACGTCCTGCTTAACTAAAGCCAGGAACGTAACTCCACATCTTAGCAGTACGAATTCTAATAATGGCAAGTCGGTCATCGACTTTGCCATTTTTTCGTTTTATATTAGACTGAATTTCATCAGTGATTTCATACCAACGCCCTAAGTTTATAAGTTTAATAATATAAGAATTCTCAATAGTATCTGCACCTTCATAATAAAAATGATGTACAAGTGCATCAAACTGTGATTGTCCTAACGGCTGTCTAACAAATTTTTCGATGACATTACCAATAGACCTAAGTTGTTTTTCTAATAATAGTTCTGCCTGGTGCATTGTTACCATACCGTTAGTAATAGGTATTCTAGTCGATGCAACTGTTATATACCCATACCTTAATTCAGTTTCAGAAATTTCATATCTATAACCAATATTACCACCTGGTTTAATCTGCAACACAGGTTTAATATCATTCATTATTTCACGTTTACTTAATTCGCTAAACACTAAGTCTACAACACTAAATGTTTTGACTTTAACATGTGAAAGAATATATTTTGGATTATTGATTTCATCATAACCCACTCCTAGGTACGTCCCCGATGGTGTTATTACATTTAATGGTAGCTGTATATAATTTAATAATGAACCTTTTCTTTTATCATATAACATATTTTTATCCTGTCCACTGTCTTACACTACGTTGTCCTGTGATATCTGCCGTAGTGACCACCTTATAATTTCTAGCGAACTGGTATGCACCACGCTCACCCGAGCCTGCTGAAAAGTGCATAGGGTCCCACGGAGAACTCCAGTTACCACCCCATCCTAGCCCATGTCTAGCTGCTATCTCTGACACATTTAACGGCAAATCGCAACCATATTGTGATCCGCGAGTAGTATTACCGTTCCACCCACTAGGTCGTGAGCCGTAACCGTTAACGTCCCAATTAACATCAATTGCCGCGCCCATGGCATGATAAGAAGGTCTACTTGATCCACGTGCATTTCTGTTACAGTAACCACCTAACATTCTAACCACATAACCTGTTGCTTCTAAGTCATCAATAAATCCTTGGAAGTTTCGCTGAAATACTGCTGCAACCTGAGTAGATGCACCACCTCTACTTGTTATTGTTGCTAGACCTTCAGCATCATCTAGTTCTGGTGGAGGGCCATCTTGTCCACTGGCGTCACCTTGACCTTGACTACTATTAGGATCATTTTGTACGCCACCATTTGCACCTGAACTATCCCCACCTGGGTATGAACCACCAACACCCGGGTTCGATCTCATCATGGGTTCATGTGATGGCATGTTTGACACAATACTATCACTTACCTGTGTGCTTGATCCTTCCTGTATATCAGGGTGCGATGTCGTAGATAAACCAGGAGACATCGCTGCTTGTGGGCCGTTTAGATGAATATCGCCGCCAGTCGATGCGTACATATTTGTTCTTACTTTTGTATGGTTCGAACCACCACTATCATAAAACTGTGAACCGTCACTTTTAATATGGGTCTGATTACCGCTGTTAACAGAGAAATTATCACCCGACTTAATATTAATCTTTTGTCCTGCTTCCATGTTGATATTTTTATCAGCACGAATATTGAAATCGTTTTCGGCTCTCATAGAAATAGAACCTTTTGCGTATGCCATTATTTCTCCTTGGGCACCAATTTCTACCCAACCTGAACCGGTAGAGTTAACTACATAAATCAAATCATTTGTACCATCTAAGATAACACTTGCACCTGAACCTGTTTGAATACGAATCTGATTAGGATGAATTTCACCATCTGGAGAAATATTACCATCATCCATTGTAATTGCATTTGATCCAGGTGTTCTCCAACCATGAACTGAACTGTGTTGTGGTGTTTCATAACTTGCGTTACGAACAGGCGATGCTGTACTTTGTCCGCGGACAGGATCAGTATATAAACCCTGACCAGCTACATTGACATTTCTATCATGATTTGGTCGTGTATTTTCAGGTGTATTTCTTGCTGCCCTTGCATCATCTACATTATTTGGATTTGTAACTTCTGGTGTAGGACTATCTTCTCTGCCTGCACTTATATAACCTCTACTGATAGCATATGCACGTTCACCCGGTGTTAATTGCGCACGAACTCTCCCACCACCGATGTCTTCGTTAAAACTTCTAAGTCTTTCTACTTCCTGTGCATCTGCTGTTGTCCAGGCTGCTGTTTCATCCGAAGGTGTATCTGTACTACTATTTCCTTCACTATCGCTAGTATCAACTCTTTGATGTTCTGCTAAACTACCAGAGACTGTATCAGCGGAGGGTATATCAGTAAAAGCACCGGATCCTTGGCCTGTTCCGTCATTACGAGCTGGTCCTGCAGGTCCACCTGCTACGACATTTGGAACTTCTTGTGCTACTGCGAACCAATAACCTTCACTTAACTCACCATTCTCAGCAAAGAATACAAGAATAGTTACGCCAGAATCTGGCGGTACAGAAAAGAAACCGTAAGAACCTGAACCATTTGAACCACCTGTAGGAGAAGCATACTGAAAGAACATCGGATGATCAGGATCGCCACCTAGTTTTGGAACATAAGCTGCTAGTCTTCCGCGACCTTCCGGATCTGGTTGTCCAGTCGTAATAGCACGGTAAATACCACTTTGTATATTTGCCTGAATAGGAGACTCAGAACGTACTTTTTCACGTTTTAACGATTGAGCTAAACTATTACTATTATCATTTGGTGGTATACTCATTATTCACTATCCTCTTGTTCTTTATCTTCTGCTACAATAAACCCACTTCCTGCAATTTCAGTACGTAGTTTACCAGATGAAGATTCTTCCTCACCGCCATACTTACCAACTTCTAACGCAGGAAAATTATCTGCCAATCCTTGCATCATTCGTCCTTGCACAGTTGGCGAATAGCCATAAGTAGGGTCGTTGACATCAGATGGGAAATAATCTATGGGATTAAATGTTTGTACATCGCCATTTGCATCTATGTATGGAACTGGTTGTAATTGCTGCCAATCCGGATCTGCCCATGTTTCAACCGTGCCATCAGGAAAAGTGTATGATTTTTCTACTCTAGGAAGAGAAGATATTTGATTTTCAAAATTTCTCATTACTGTATTAGCTGCTTCTAATTGTGTTGCTTCATTTTCTGATAAGTTTTGATAAGCTGGATTAGACATGTCAACACTACTTCCTGGGAGTTTTACTAACTCTTGTGTTTGTTCTAACTGTAAAATTTCAGTCTGTTGTTCGGTTGGTAGGCTGTCAATAAACTGTTTGACTTTAATGCCATTATTACTTTCTAACGCATCAAAGTATTCTTGTTTTTGATCTTCCGATAAACTTGTAGCATCTATTGCATCAAGTCCACTATCTGTAACAGTAGGATTTTGAGTAGGGGGGCCCTCTACTGTTATTGTGCCGTCGCCATTATCTATATAAACATCAGGTAACTCATCTGGTTTAGGAATAATTATAGGTCTTTTGTCAATGGACGTAGGTAAATATTCGGGAACGTCTTCACGTTCACCTGTTTCAGTATTTACGATAGTTTTTACTTCTTGCATTGCATATGGCAAGTTTTCAGTTTGTGATGCCAAGACATCTTGTCTAAGTTTTTCTCGTTGCGCTTCGTCTTCTTCTCTACCAGACTGTGTCCAATAAAACCCGTCTAAGTCATCTTCTACTTCTGCTAGTGCTTCTTGTGCGCTTGCTAGTTCTTCACGTTTTTCACGCTGTATAACTTCGTCACGCACCGCGCCACGAGTGCCAGTTGTAGAATTTTCTACGATATCATTTAACGCAGTTTCTAGTTGTCTAACTCTTGCATACTCTGTATCGGTCATATCCATTAATGGGGTTTCGGTAGTAAGTCTTCTTATTTCTTTTTGAATAACTAATGCTTGTTCCATTTCTGCTGGTGTAAGTGTATTAGCAGGTATTTCAGTTGAAACACTTCTAGGTGTCATACCCGTTCTATCACCGAATGTATTAAATTTACTACCTCTAGGATCAAAAGGTTCATCACTACTTAATAGGGTATTTGCGTCATCTGCTGAAAATGCGCCGCCTGGTATACCAGAACCAAAGTCTATCTGATTTGCAGGGTTACCACCAGATGCTATCTCATCAGTTTGTGTATACTCGTCTGCAAAAGGAAGATTAGGACCTGGGCCTCTACCTTCAGATACTAAATTGCCTTCTGAATCGAATACCTGATATCTTCTACCTTGTCCTGAGCCGGTCACAACTTTATATGCACCTTCTCCTACTCCGACAGAATCATTACCTTCTCCTGCTCCCGTTCCCTGCCCTTGTCCTGCAGGAACGTCAGAAGTACCATTACCTGTAGGTTCTTCTTCAATAAATGTAGAATCTATTGTAGGATTTAACTCTCTAAAGTTTTCAGGAAAATTAACTTTTACCATTTCTAATACTTGCGTAAACATACCACCTGAAAATGAACTAGTTATATTTTTAACTAGATACACATCAATCATTAGATTAGCGATCTTTATATTCATCAATTCGTCTGTTCCAGCGGCTTTATTATTAATAATCATGCAATAATTAAACCCACCGTAAAGAGAATTGTCATTTCTAAAATCTTCACTTGTTGCATTAACACCAAAAGTGCTTCTAGCAGAAACAGGAGGGATATAATTGTTAAGCCAGAATGGGTCACCTTTAATTGTTATTGATAATTTTTGCATACTCAGATCGACATCAAGGCCCTCATAGTATCTCTGTTTTGCTACTTCAATATCATTTTGGTCAGACGATCTAAACACCCCAGACCTTTGCTCCCCTTGCAGTCTAGGAAGAACTGCACGTCTGAATACCATTGGAGATGTTAACATTGTATCAATAAGCGCATTAAATTCTTCTGTTCTTAAATTAGTAACGAAATCGGTATCAAGTGCTTCTATTAAAACAACATCACCATTAATAGCATTAGGATTGCTTTGTGATATAGCAGCAAAATTTTCATCTGGTCTTCTTGTTGTTTCTTGTTGTCTTTCAGATAATAATGCGCCTATTCCTTGCTCCATAGCAGAATCAATCGTAGATTGTTGCGCAGCCAATTGCCCAGATAAATCATTAACCTCCGCAGTTTTACTTTCTACAGTATCAAGTAATTCTGTGATCCTTGCTTGTCTATTATTTGTTAATACACTACTTGCAATATCTGCACCAATATCACCAAATCCACTATCCATTAATGATATCGTATCAGAAAGACTAGTTGAATCTCCGAAAATATCATCTCTTGATAAACTTATACCCAATGATGAGTTAACTTGTGAAACAAAATCGTTTTGAACAGAACTAACCTCATTACTTAAATTATTTCTTATACTCTCAAGATTATTTGAAGCATCCTCTAATTGTGGTGTCAGTTCTTCTTGCGCAGCACGTGCATCTGTTATTGCAGACTGTGCAGTATCATTCAACATGGAAATTGAAAAATCTCCTATACCCGCTGCATTAACAAAATTCGCAAATACAAATTCATCAGTTGGAGCAACATATGTTTTTGTAAGTTGTTTATTTAATGACACTTGGAAATCTAATATTTGATCATTAAGCCCTGTATATTGATAATAATATCTTTTTCTACAACGACCTTGTGTAAAAATTTCATCTACCATTTTTGCACTATTTTGTGCTTTGAGAACCGCATCAGGTTGGTTCTGAAATAAAACTGTTCTTTTTATGCCCAGATAATATGTTACATCGTGTCCTCTAGAATTAGTTAGAATATTGAGTCCGCCTGGCTTGGGGACTGCCATCGGAACAACATTAACAATTGAAGAAAATGTATCACTCTGTTCTGTCAATCTTTCTCTCATCATCAATGATTGGTTAATTATATCTGCGATAATATCGTAAACATTAGAACCCACTGAAACATTACCAGATTGCTGTGATATATTAAGGTCTCCGCTACGTGACGCAACACTATTTGTTGCACCACTTAAATTAGGATTAGGGCCGTTCATTTCTGATCCCATAAATTCTTCGAAATCAGGATCGACTTCAAATGTATATGTATTAATATACTTTTCGCCGTTTTCGCCGTTACCTTGGAAGTTTTGCATTCTTATGACATTGTTAAGCTCATTTATGAAATCATCTAGCGTATCTCTTAATGTTTCTTTAATTTTAAACTGGAATGGATAATCAATCTGATTTATATCCTGAGAAAAGGATTTTTGTAAAATTATAGTACCATACAACATTGTTGCTGTGCCTCTAGCATCAGTACTAGTTTGTAAATCAGCGAAATCAGATATTTTAAATGGCAATACTTTAGTTGCTTTAAGATGTTCAGGTTGATTATTTTTATATCCTAGGAAGTTAACTTTTATGTACCAAGTAGCATCATGAATACTTGTGTATCCCATTAGAATGGCTGCGTTTTGTAAACTGTCATTTAGACTTGTATTACCAACTTGCACTAAATTAAAATTTAACGATGTCGCAGTACCAGACATCCTTGCGCCAGATTGAGATCCTGTACCTAAACTCTGTACACTCAAGTCTTGTATATTAAATTCTGTAGTCACGCCGGTTTTTGCAATTATGACTCTTTTTGTTCCATTTGGAGGCCATGCGTCTGTTGCAACATCATCTAGGCTATAATCATCTATAATAAATCTACTAGAAGTTAATTCGTCAACTATAAAAAATTCTAATGTATATGTATAATTTTCAAATTCGTCTACTTCATTATCCCAGAAGTTATCATTTGCCTCAGCTATTTGCCATAGATCAGCGGTATTATTGGCTGCTGCAAAATCACTAGTGTTATTTGCAACGCCTGTTGCTCCCGCACCTGTTGCTCCTCCTGCTAATCCGCCATTTCCTTCTACTCCCACCACTGCGCCTTCAGGTGGTAATTCAGGAGATCCACCGCCAAATAATGTATGTTCAGCTTGTCTTCGTCTTACTAGACCGTCTAATGTCTGACCACCTGCTTTGTTGTATTCTAATATTTTTCTTGAAATTTCTGCTTTAGAACGAGTACCATTTGCAGTCAGCCCATCTATACTGCCGATATTATATGCAAAACTAATTAAGGCAGCACGTTCATTTGGCGTCCAATTGTATCTACTATTATATCTGTCTACACTTTCTTCGTATCTTCCTAATTGCTGCCTTAACATAGACCTTGCCTCCGATTGAGACACTCGGATATTTGGAGGGTTTGATCTATCTCTACTACCGGCATATGACCCGTAGCCTATCGACCATTGGTGATAATCCCAATAAGGTTCTGGGGCAAACCCCTCAAATCTAGCAATTAAATCTACATGGTCTGTCATTATTATTTCATCTTATCTATATTTTCACGCTTTGGGATTCGTATCTTTTTTCCAGCAGTGAAGTCATTAATAGGGTCTACTATGTCATTTATATTTCTATGCGCAAATATCCACCAATACTTTGCTGTGCCGTATTTTTCATAACTCATCAAATCAGGCCTGCGATCCATATGCTGTGGAATAACCACTTCTTCGTCAAGTGGGTCTTTCAATAAAAATCTTTTATTTTGAATATCCAATATTCTATTTGAAATGACAGAAGTTTTAGACCATGGGGAATGCGACTTATACATAACCTTTTCCTTTCAAGCTACCACTTAAATAGTTTTCAAGAGTGAATTCTTCACGTACATTTTTAGGAGCATAAGTAGTAGTAAGAGACATAACAAGAGTACTGATTACAGGAACTCTTGCACCAGAACTTAGTTCTACATAATCTACGTCCGCATCTAAGTTGTGCGTAAAGTCTCTGATTAGTACAGGAACGTTTTCATATATACCATATGCATTGAATCTTAACACGGGCGGCGGCAATCCTGGATTATCTTGATTTAATCCAAAATTCATTTTCATTGCGCCTCTAAAAAATCTCAATGCATTCATAAGATATTCACCCTGTTCATCATTCTCTACTATATACGGCGCAGTTACAGAAATTTCAGCATTAGCAGACATTTCAAACGCACGTTGTTGAAAGTTAGAATGCGTAGGATCATACGAACTATAATTTGCATTTGCTATAGTAGATATGGTTGGAGTATACGGAAAGTTAAATTGTGTCATACCAGAAGGACCAAGCCTGCCGCTAGGATCCTTAATGTAAACCGGTTGTTCTGATGCATAAGGTGATGCCATATACGTTCTCCTAAATTATGACAGTATTTATCTGACTATAAAGTTCGTATATAACACTTGACAATGATTTCTAGAGGATGTATAATTATAGTAATAATTAGGAGAATACCATTATGGCCAGACGGCAGAATTATTTAAACAACAGAGATATGTTGAAACAGATTCATATCTCTAAATCAAATTTTAGTTGGTTTGAAGACCGTGAGCGTCATCACCAATTTGATGTTATCATCGATAACGTAAAAGGAAATCTAAATTTAGAAAATGAAATCCGTGAACTTGAAGCAGTAGCACGCCAAAATCGTGCTGACCGTTTACAGAAAGAAGCATGGGATCTCAATACAGATAAGAAAAAGAAGCAAGCAGATTTTGCTGTTGACCCAAATTCATTTGAACAAAGCCAGATTGTGTTTCGTGTAATGACATTTGAACATATCCCAGATGAGCCTGGTCGTAAAGCAAACCCAAAGACGGTTGCTGACCACAAAGTGAAACTTCCTTTCCCACCGTTCAAGCACTATGTTATTGACAATAGTTTGATCCGTGAAGTAGGCATTTCACACCACAACAAAAACAAAGAGTTTGACTTAGAAAGTGGTGCTATCACAGCAACACTAGCAAACATGTATATCAAGCTAGTTGAACGTTATTCACAACGTGCTAACTGGCGTGGATATACATACATCGATGAAATGCGTGGACAAGCACTCCTGCAGTTGACACAGATTGGTCTACAGTTTAATGAAGATAAATCTGATAACCCATTCGCATATTACACCGCAGCAGTGAATAACTCATTCACACGTGTTCTTAATATTGAAAAGAAAAATCAAGGCATTCGTGATGACTTGTTAGAAAAAGCAGGACAGGCACCATCTTGGACACGTCAGCTAGAACACGAAATGAAATCACAAGAACGCTGGCAGAAGGTCGTTAAGACTAAAATTACAGACGAACAAATTCCAACTGAAACAATCAAAGAGATTTACGCAGACAATGAGTAATTTATTCAACAAACTCGCATTTTTTACAGACATTCACTATGGCATGCGTAACAACGCACGCCAACACAACGAAGACTGTGACGCATTCGTAGACTGGTTTATTCAGGAAGCAAAAGCAAAGGGATGCGAGACTTGTATCTTTGGAGGGGACTGGCACCATAATCGTGCTAGTCTCAATATCTCTACTATGAAGTGGAGTATTCAAGGACTACGAAAGCTAAGTGAAGCATTTGATAAAGTCTACATGATACTAGGTAACCACGATTTGTTTTATCGTGAAAGCCGTGATATTAACTCTGTTGAGTTTGTTGAGGAATTAGAAAATGTATATCTAATTCGTGACACTCATATTGAAGGTGATGTAGCACTTGTCAGTTGGTTAGTCGGAGATGAATGGAAGAAAGTTCCAAAGATTAAATCAAAGTATATGTTTGGACATTACGAACTTCCGTTTTTTATGTTGAATGCTATGGTTGAAATGCCGGATCATGGTGGTCTTAAACATGAAATGTTTAAGTCACAAGACTATGTGTTTACTGGTCACTTTCATAAGAGACAAGTTAAAGGTAATGTTATCTACACAGGTAACGCATTCCCACATAACTTCTCTGATGCGTGGGATGATGAACGAGGATGGATGTATCTAGAATGGGATAAAGAACCTGAGTTCTTTGCTTGGCCAGATGCTCCTAAATATAAAACTATCAAGCTATCTCAATTGCTAGATAATCCATCTAAGTATCTACTGCCTAAATCATCTATTCGTATTCAACTTGATATTGATATCTCATATGAAGAAGCAAACTTCATCAAAGATACATTTGTTGACACGTATGATTTGCGTGATGTGACATTACAACCGATTAAAAATTTGGAGCATACAGAAGAAAACGGTGCTGAAATACATTTTGAAACTATTGACCAAATTGTAGTTTCACAATTGGCAGCACTTGACAGTGGAAGTTTCGATAAGAATGTACTAATCGAAATATACAACAATCTGTGAGAATAAAATGGAATATAAAAAAGTACTAATAACAGGAAACCGTAACTATGGACTTTGTGAAGCGATATGTAATCTTTTTGATACTGTGGATAATATTGATTACAGTACTGCTAGTCGTAGCACTGGTTGGAGCCTAGATAAAAACGAAGAACAGGAAAGATTAGCACAGCATTTTATTGATGAAGACTATAATGTTTTTATTAACAACTCTGCTATGTGGAAATTTCACCAAGTTATGATTGCAGAAAAACTTTATGATACTACCTACAAGGAAGGTCGTCATGCACAATTTATTCATATGGGCTCTACTGCTGATACAGGTGTTAAAGGTAGAACATGGCGTTATCCTACAGAAAAGAAAGCACTACGGGATTATAATAGAGATTTAACATATATGACTGCTGGTGGTTCTAACATCAAAACTACTTTGATTTCTCCGGGTAGCTTAACTACACCAAGTGTAATAAAGAAACACCCAGATAGAAAACTTATTGATGTTGAATATATTGCAGAAGTCATTTTATGGTTGCTTCAACAACCAGAATATGTTAATATTAATGAAATTTCGTTAGACCCTATTCAGAATGGGACATACGCAAGAGAGAGGTAATCTGTTTGCTAAAACTAAAGAATATCACTATCCGCAATTTCATGTCGGTAGGCAATGTCACTCAGGCAATTGACTTACAACGTGACAACTTGACACTTGTACTAGGTAACAACTTAGACCTAGGAGGAGATGGTAGTAGAAATGGGACAGGTAAGACAACGCTTATTAATGCGTTATCATACGGCTTGTATGGGAATGCTCTTACGAACATTAAGAAAGATAACCTCATCAACAAAACAAACGCAAAGAATATGCTTGTTTCTGTTGATTTTGAGTATAACGGTAGCGAATATCGTATTGAAAGAGGTCGTCGTCCGAATGTATTCAAGCTAATGCGTGATGGTCACGATATCAACACACAAGACGAAGCACAAGGTGAAATGCGACAAACACAGATTGAAGTTGATTCAATTATTGGTATTTCACATTCTATGTTTAAGCACATCGTTGCTCTTAACACGTACACTGAACCGTTCTTGTCTATGAGAGCGAATGACCAACGTGAGATTATCGAAGAACTTCTTGGTATTACAGAACTATCTCGTAAAGCAGATAAACTAAAAGACGATATCAAAGACACAAAAGATCAAATCAAAGACGAAGAATATCGCCTAAAGTCTATTGAAGATGCTAATCAACGTATCTTAAAATCAATCAAAGACATTGAACGAAGACAACGTATTTGGTCAGAGAAACATCAAACTGAATTAGCAGAACTTGAAACAGGACTTGATGCTCTTTCTCATATTGATATTGACAGTGAAATCAAAAACCACGCACTGTTAGCAGAATACAATGAAAAGAAAACACGATTAGATGAAGCTAATCGTTGGATTACAAGTATCAATGCCGATGATGCGAAACAAGAAAAGCTAATTGAAAAACTAGAAGCAGAGATTAAGATGCTACAAGAACACAAGTGTTATGCTTGTGGCCAAGAAATGCATGACGAAAGACAAGAAAGTATTCTCGCTTCCAAAACAGATCAAAAGCAAGAAGCAGCGATGCAAATTCTTGCTAATGGTGCCCAATTAGAAGAACACACAGAAACAGTTTCTTCTATTGGCGAGTTAGGCGACAAGCCTACAGTGTTCTATGAATCATTAAACGATGCGTATGAACATCAAAACTCTGTTCGTATGTTAACAGAACAAATTGAACAGAAGAAAAAAGCAGAGGATCCTTATGAAGAACAGATTAAGGATATGCGTGAAAGTTCACTAGAAGAACTTGATTACTCACAAATGAATATGCTTATTTCATTCCGTGAACATCAGGACTTCTTAATGAAACTTCTTACAAACAAAGATTCATTCATTCGTAAGAAAATCATTGACCAGAACTTATCGTATCTAAACTCACGACTAGACTACTACTTAGAAAAGTTGGGTCTACCACATGAAGTTAAATTTCAATCTGACTTGTCAGTTGAAATTACCGAATTGGGACGTGACTTAGACTTTGATAACTTGTCACGTGGTGAACGTAATAGACTTATTCTTGGTCTATCGTGGGCATTTCGTGATATCTTCGAGTCACTATACTCTACAATCAATGTTCTATTTGTAGACGAATTGATTGATTCGGGTATGGACTCAAATGGTGTTGAGGCATCACTTGCAGTTCTAAAGAAAATGGTAAGAGAACGTGGACGTTCATTGTTCCTAGTATCACACCGTGAAGAACTACAAGGTCGAGTAAGCGATGTACTAAACGTAATTAAAGAAAATGGTTTCACTACATTCACACAGGAAGAAGAAACCATTGAAGCAGGCATAGAACTAGATACAGTTATATAGGAGATTATTATGACGCTAAATGAACAGATCCAAGAACAAATGGATATCTATCTAAAGGAATCAGAAGCATTCGAAACTAAAGGTGTTAAGGCGGCCGCTGCACGTGCCCGCAAAGCACTTGGCGAATTAGGTAAACTTACAAAAGCACGCCGTGCAGAAATTCAAGAAAAAAAGAATAATATGTAAAAAAGTTATTGACATTCGTGTTCTAATTTGCTATATTAGTATTAATAGGGAAGTCAACATCTCTTGTGTCTCCTCTCTCAACCTCTCTCAACAACTTGAGGTCTAGACTTCACTATTAAAAACAGAGCATGAACTTTACCCGGCTACTTAGGTAGTCGGGTTTTTTTCTGAATAAATAATACTATCAAGGAGGATTAGATTTATGAGTATTACAGGATTTCCGGCAAAGAGATCGGATGAAGAAAAAGCTGAAATGGAAAAGGCAATGGCAGAGTTTCTTAAAAAGGGCGGAAAGATTAAGAAACTAGAAGAAGGCGAACACACCGAAGCTAAAGATATGAAGTATAAATTTAGAAGGCCTGCCAATAAGAAATGAAAACGTTTAAAGATTACCTTGCTGAGAAATCTGGATCTTTTACAGCGTACCACGGGTCAGGCGCAAATTTTGATAAATTTCTAAGAACGAAAGCACACTCCGGTGAAGGGGGTGCTGCATTCGGTTCTGGTATATACATTTCAAAAAATCCAGAAGTAGGTAAATTTTATCAAAAGTTAAGCAATAGTGAAACGGCGACACTATATAAAATAAAAGTGAACATCGATACTAACAAGATTTTAAGATGGGATAGACCATTTGAACAACAGCCAAAATTTGTAAGAGATGTTTTGAGTACAATAGATTACGATGGGTCAAATGGAACAGAAGCAAGATACTATTATCATTACCTTAGAGCATCTTATGGTTCTGGCAAGTCAGGTCCAATCGAAAGTGAAAAGGCAACGAAATATCTAGAAGACAACGGTATACAAGCAATATACTTTGTTGGTGATAGAAAGTTCAAAGGGCCATCACGTGACCAATCTCAAAACTTTGTTGTTTTTAACCCAAATTTAATTACTATACTTAACAAGTATGACCTTAAAGGTAACGAAATAAAATGAACATAAGCCTTAGCAAGTTCCTAGAATGGGCACAATTATTCACAGGCTGTACAGCCGCACTTATTGTATCCGCTAATCTAGGAGACACTTGGGTTTTCTGGGCTATGTGCTTATTTTTTATAAAAGATTCTATGATGGGGATATTTGCGTATATCAACAAGTATCCCGGTATTGTAATGTCTAGTGCAATATACGTTCCTATAGATTTGCTAGGTATCTATAGATGGTGGCTTTTTTAATCTAGCTTTTTTCTATTACTTTCCAAATATTCTTTAAGAACTTTAGAACTACCAATTCTTACATTGATGATACCGTTGTAGTATTCATCTGTTTCCAGTACACGCCTGTCGAATTGCTCTTTTGCTTCCATGTAACTTAGGGCGCCACGACTCGGACAATAGTGTAGTATTTCCCTCATAAATTTATCAGCGCCTAGTTCCTCTACATCCCGGTTAAGATGCTCAGAAGAACCCCAATACTCACGCCAATCGCTTTCCTTAAACCCACGTCTTTTGTTTTTCTTCCCTTTAAGAGGTGGTTTTGTTGTTTTAAAACGGGCTAATTTCTTACCTACATATTTTCTGTTATTTGTTAAATTAGTAATCAGATAGACAAATCCCTCACAATCATCAGGTAATTCATTTACTATCTCATTTCTATATGTCCATTCGCTCATATATTAATCATTTCTAGATATCTTATAAGGTCTAAAGACCTAAAACTTCATAAATCTCATTTCGCTTTCGCTCAACCGATTTATTCTGTTTTTCTTTTCTCATATATTTATATATGGATAATTTATAAGATATATCTTTATTATTTGCCTGCGGCTGAGCCACAATTGCCCTGTTGCCAGGACAACTGCAAAAATGGTACGGTCTTGCCATAGCTTCATCGCCTCTGTTTTAGAGCTAGTAGCCAGTAACTACGGGGTCGGTTGACGATTCCCCCTTCACTCAGTATTGCTCCTTTCGGATCAACGGCACCTCACGATATCCTAAACAGACAAAATATCATGTAAGTCGATAGTATTATAGTAATCTATCATCGGTTATATATTATAAACTGGTCAACCACAGCCTTTGGAGCCATGGTCGTTTTGAATTCTGAACACTCTTATGTGTGGTTACGAGAAGAATAAGGGAGTTCGTCCCCTCTAGTCTGACGGCAACAGTAACTACACTGGCAGTCTCAATCCCGGATTGGCAACCCAATCAACAGTCCACTATGTACGGATATATTAGTCATTTTCATTGTATTAGCCTTTTGATTGCCTATATTAGATTTGTATTAGTTGTAGAGCGTGAAATTTATATTAGCCTTAAAGTATTGGTACACCAGCTTTCTTGCTCATTTCATAGTTTTCTCCTATGATTTCATTAAGATGCTTAATATGTCCCAATGGCATATCGTGTAGTTCAGATATACTGACCCCACCTCTCATATACCAAGATAACTTTAACAGATTCTTATGTATCTTGTCAAGACTTTTTTCGTATTTTTCTTGTTTTTCTTGAATTTCTTCATGGCTGGCATTCATCAGCCAGTTTTGAAAAAATTTACAGGGTTGACCTCCAGAGCAACCTTTTGTTTGTGTTCACATTCTGGGCAAACGAACTCAAATTCGCTTGATTCTTTTGGTCGTTTAGAAATTTTTCTAGCGGCCGTGTTTATTTTGTCAATTACGGTAGATGGAACATTGTATAAGAATTCAACAATCATATCGTAATCATCTACTGTGCCGTCGGGTGTTTCTATTTTGTGGATTACATTTCCTAATAAATCGACATTTAATGACGCAATTTTCTTAAAACTAGAATATAATGTTTTCGCTATTTTACTTTCGTCCTTACCTTCTAAATCTTCATTTCCGGCATTATTTGACACATTTGCAATAATTCTTTTTTGTTCTAATTCGATAAGAGAAAGTCTAGTTATACTTTCTATCGTTGATGGTTTTATGAAAATTTTCAAATCATCGTATAGAATAGGTTCTATATTATCTAATTCTGGAAACCTATTTAAAATATAGTTGATATCGATATTAAAATCATTTTTTTCTTCACATTTTTCACATGTATGTGTGTGTACTAACTCTTTGCCATATGTAGCATATTGTATAGCTAGGTAAAGTGCTTCGGCATCTATATTTGATAACAATCTTGGATTTGGAATGTCGGGAACACAGCTTTCTATTACACTTATTAATGCTTCCCCATTAAGAAGTGCCTCTGGATTTTTCATAGTTATCTCATCGATTGCTGTCATTGGTCTAACACCAACTTCATCAAGCACTGTCTGTGGTATTTCTGGATTGAATTTACCGCCTGTAGGTAATTTAATATATATTCCAGGCTTTCTGAAATATTTGGTTAATATATTTTTTGTCATTTATGTACCTCTTGATAAATACAACAATACATTATATTTATGTTTGTACTTATTTAATCATTTATAAACTACGAATATAACAGAAAAAGAGAGATATTTTATGGCAGAGAATGATGTATTCATTGAAGGTGGTAATTGGCCTGCTTGGGCCACCGAAGATACACAAAATCAAATACTAAATGCACTTCTGGCTGCCGGAGTCAGCGGTCTCAAAAAAGGAGACCTTCAAAAACTTATCGAAGCTATCGGTAAAGGTGACAACGATGTATCTCAGATACTTAAAGATATAAAAGTAGAAGAAAAGGATAATACAAAAAAGTTATCTGATATATTAAAAGATACAAATGATCGTGTTACTAAACTCAGAGAGTCCAATGAAAAAGAGGGAACTGAAAGAGATAGAGATGCATCTAAACTGCAAAAATCTATGGAGAACTTCTCTGCATTGATGTCGAACATTAGTGACGGTCTAAACAATAGAGAGATTGATGAAGCAGCCCTAAGAGCAGAAATGTCAGCATCGTTTAAGGACGCAGAAGGACAGATCACTAGCGGTATTATAGATACTTTAATTGCACTAACTGCGATGGCAAACGGTGCAAATCAGTTCGCTATACAATTGGGAGAAGATAGATTTAACCTAGTAAACGAGATAAGACAAAGTGGATTAGCATCAACGTTGAATACATTAGATGGTAGCTTAATCGGATTTTCTGAAATGGTGAATAGATCATCGTTTACATTGGGGCAAGCTGCGAAGTTTACAGAGCAATTTTCTCGTTCTGTTGGCGGCGCCGGAATTCAACGTTCATTAGAATTTGTGCAAGAAATGGCATATGAAATGTCAAATTCAGGTATTGAAGGTGCAGATATGATGCGCAGATTTGGATTAGAATTTGGCGGAGTTGCAGAAGTTGCAGGCAATTACTTAGATACAGTAAGACAGCTTGGAATGTTAGACCGAATGAACAATCAGCAGTTACGTTCTGGTATGGAAGATTTCATGGATACTGTTACAGTGACATCTAATGTATTAAAAATTGGTATAACCGAAGCGGCAGAAATGATTGCTAATACGTTAAATCAACGTGACGATTTAACTGTTATGCTTGCAGGTTTACCAGATGAACTTCGTAATAGAGTAACAAATATTGTATCTGCGATGGGTGCCCAAGGAACACAATTCGGTGAATCTATTGCGATGGCATTATCGTCTACAAGTTTTGACGAATTCTTAACAACAGAACAAGGACAATCGTTAGCAGGTAGTAATCTAGGACAAGAGTTTATTCCGTTATTAAGGAGTGTTACTGACCAAATACGAGGCGGCGCTGACCAAGGAGATGTGCTTGCCTCAATGGAAGAACCATTACGTGCAATAGTTGATCGCTTTGGTGAAAGTGGATTCAGAGCATTAATTGCTCAAAACCAAGATCCTCTTATAAGAGCATTGGGTGCAGACTTTGTAAGAATTCTTGACACAATAGGTGATGCCGATGATGGTAATGCGGCAGATACGAGAGTTACAGGCAGGGAAGATAGTGCTGAATTTATTAGACTTATGAATAATAGGCAACAGGCACAGCTAACAAGAGAAGATATTGAAACTGGACTAGCAAAAGTTTTTGATTATGCTGATAATTTAGCAGAATTAAACACTGCTAATGCAAATTTAATTGCAGAAATTAACGAAAATGTTAGACCAGCAATCGAAGCCCTTCCAACTGATACTTTATTTGATGCTACAACTTTTATTGACACGACAGTTAAAGATACGCTTACGTTGTTTGTCGATGTTGTTGGTGATATAACAGGATTTTTAAGCGACGAGTTTGATAGACTATCACAACGTCAGGAAGAAAACATGCAAGCATTTAAAGATAATGCGGGTATTACAGATCAAGACGTAGCTGATAGAGAAGAAAGGACAAGAATTGAACGTGAAGTCGGCGAGAATGGCGATGACACCCGAAATTTCTTTGCGAGAATGTTCACGTCAGATGCAGAACGTGAAACATTTGATATTGATAAAATTGCAGAGGCAATTGAACGTGGAAATGAAGTAGTAGAATATCAATATGTAGATGAAGACAGAAATTCTCCTACATATGGCCAAACATTAACAGAAAGAAGAATAAGCACAGACGAGGGAATGTTTGATTCTGCAAGTTATATGCCAATTGAAACACCTCAACAAATGACTGATGTACAGTCTGTCATTGATAGGCAGGATAATTTTGATAGATTTACCAATCAGGTTTTATTGGATGCGTCTAATAACAATAATGTTAGTTCTTCTTTTGCAAATGATTTGATTAGTCTATTGGGTGAAAATCGTGACGGTAGTATTGATTACGCAATGCTTGCTGATGAATTGGGAATAGATGAAAGATATAGTTCATCCGATTCTGCTGAGTTAGAGTTTGTCAGACAGACGTTAGAAACGTTTGCAAATAATAATCTAACAAGCGTATCAGATATAGAAACCTTAATAACTGCATTAAACAGTATGACACAGCAATTACGGGATAGAAGTTGGATTGCAGGCGGTGAAAGGGTATCAAATAGAGAAATAGGTGAACGGGACGCACTGGTAGCTGAACTTAGAAGATTGGTTAATGCGTTAAACGGAAACTAAGCACTTGACATACAGAAATAAGTATGTTAGTATAAAAAATACAGGATTATAAAAAGATGGCAACTTGGAAAAAATATTTTAAAACCTATGATGGTGTAGCACGTAGCACTACAGCGCAACCAAATCAACAAGGTTCAGAAGCATCGAACAAACGATATAGCAGTTGGCTACCCGAAGTTTATCAGGGTCAACCGAACCGTGTTGCTCGTTATGGTCAGTACGACCAAATGGATTTAGATAGTGAAGTAAATGCAGCACTTGATATTATTGCAGAGTTCTCAACACTAACAGACGAACAAACAAAATTACCTTTCAAGTTTGACTTCAATGAAGATCCTACAGAATCAGAAAACGAAATCCTACAGCGTACACTAAGACAGTGGTGTAACATCAATGAAATGCACAAGCGTATCTTCCGTATCTTTAGAAATGCCATCAAGTTCGGGGATCAAATGTTTGTGCGTGATCCTGAGACATATAAACTATTTTGGGTTGATCCTGCTAAAGTAGACAAAGTTATTGTCAATGAGGGTAAAGGAAAACAGATTGAAGCATACTATGTGAAAGATATTGATATCAATATCGAGTCTATGAATGTTACAGCCGACCCACAGAAACTTACACAGACTGCTACTGGCCAAATGGGCAGACCGAATATCAATGCGAACACTACACAAGGATATCTTGGTGGTACAGCAGGTGGTACACGATTTGCGAATGAGCAAAGTTCAACACCAATTGATTCTTCACATGTTGTTCATATATCACTAAGTGAAGGTATCGATTCATTCTGGCCTTTCGGTACATCTATCCTAGAACCTGTATTCAAGGTTTATAAGCAAAAAGAACTACTTGAAGACGCTATCCTAATCTATCGTGTTCAACGGGCGCCAGAAAGACGTGTGTTCTACATTGATGTTGGTAACATGCCAACACACAAAGCAAGAGCGCACCTAGAGCGTATCAAAAACGAAATTCATCAAAGACGTATCCCGTCTAAGACGGGTGGTGGGCAAAACATTACAGATAGTGCTTATAACCCACTATCTATTATGGAAGACTACTTCTTTGCTCAAACGGCAGAAGGTCGTGGTTCTAAAGTTGAAACACTGCCAGGCGGTGAGAACTTAGGTCAGATTGATGACTTAAAATATTTCAATGATAAACTACTACGTGGTCTACGTGTCCCACCATCATATATCGGTGGTATGGAAGACGGTGGTTCATCATACAACGATGGTCGTGTTGGTACAGCAATGATTCAAGAATTTCGTTTCACTAAGTTCTGTGAAAGACTACAAGCACTTATCGTAGAAGAACTAGACCGTGAATTTAAAATGTTCTTAAAGCATCGTGGTGTTCAAGTTGAGAGTTCTCTATTCAATCTAAACTTCAATGTTCCGCAGAACTTTGGTAAGTTCCGTCAAGCAGAAGTAGATCAGGTAGCAATGAATGTGTTCTCAACAGTAGCAGATGTTCCGTATATGAGTAAGCGTTTTGCTCTACAGCGTTTCTTAGGTCTAACAGAAGACGAAATTATCGAAAACGAAAAGCAGTGGCGTGAAGAAAACGGCGAAGAGGATGCACTGGCACCAGCAGAAGATACACTGAAAGGCGTAGGTGCTGCACCTAGCCCAGAAGGTTTCGGTGGTGAAGATGATTTTGACCTTGATGAAACTGATATGGATGATACAGAAGACGGATCTCCAATATCCGGTGCAGAAAACGCTGAAACTGACGAAGAAGTATAAATACTACTATGAGATATACAGATTTAACAGAAAACTATTCTCCTGAGGAGGATAAGTCAAATCAAAGAGAATTAGGCGACACTCGTAAAGACCGTCTAACTCTTGTCCACCTATCAAAACTTCGCAAAATCCGTGAATATCGTAAGTATCAGCAAGGTGTTCGTACTCAACAAGTACAGCGCCAATATGCAGCAGGTGGCGGCGAAGGTGGCGGCGAAATGAGCGGTGAACTATAATTAACTAGTAAGTTAAGTTTATAAAATCACTTACTAAATATCTCTACAACCAAAAAGCGGCTAAAAAATAGCCGTTTTTTTACATTTCCGTTATATTCCCTATTTTTAACTATAAATACTTTTGAAACAAGAGTGTTTCTACAACCGTGCCACTTTAGATGACGTGGCTTTTAACCTAGATAAGGAGACTTATAATGTCAAGAAGCAAACTAGAACAAGTACTAGAACTTCTTATCAACGAGGAGCGTGAAGCAGCGGAAGAGCTACTACACGATT